ACGACATGTTGCTTTTGCATGTGGAACATGCCCTCGATTACACGACGGCATGTCTCGTACCACTCTTCGGTTCCTTCAGCCCCAGGCTCGAATTCATCACGACGACGGGAGTACGTTCTCTTGAACGTCACGTAGCCCAAAGGCCCCCATGGTACGTCGGCTTCCCGGTATTGGTCTATGAACTTCTCTGACAGCTTGAAACGACGTACGGATGGCTCAGCTTGCATAGTTATGCAACCTCTGGGTTTGGATGTTGATGTCGGGCGGATGTAACTAGAACGGGGGTTAGCGGACCGTTTCGGTTTGATCCGACTTTCCCATTAACTCGATATGTCAAGATGAGGATGGTGAGTTCTCCCCCTCTTTATCTTCTTCTCTTTGGCGTATGAAATCAGCGAGAACCCGCACTTTTGCCTCGTCGTGCTCCTTCGTTCCTCGCCTTGCCATTTTCATCACGAACAGATCCTCGCTGGCTTCTTGACGTAGCTCAAATACAGTGGTAGCTGTGTTGAGTCCGGCCAGATACCAATGTCCGTCTCTGCCGTTCCTATTCTTCACGATGGCCAGCCTTGCAAGCCCGTGAAGCTTGTCGTCATTGCTCCTTGACAGACCCATGATCAAGTCTGAGTGCATGACCTTCTTGAAGTCTTCTGAGATGTCGTCTTTGTCGAGGACTTCCTTGGATACTCCGCCACGATTCGTTTGCACGGCTGTCCACACAGGAACACCGATTTCGCCACCGAATGAACGAAGACCGACGTAGTTGTTGCCCTGGTTCTCGTATCCTCGTGCATCCTTGGACAGAATCTGACCAGATGACATGAGATCGGCGTAGTCAATGACCAGGACGTCGATGTCGAAGTCATGAACGTTCTTGAGCTTACGCAGGTAAGTTCTGATCTGTCCGATCGTCAGGCTGTAAGCAGGGTAGTATTTGATGCGCAGTCGCCCCTTGCACTGGTCTTCAAGGGCATACTCGATGTCGGCCCTGTTTGCAGGGTTCTGAACTTCGCTTTGCCCTATTCTGGAGAAGTTGGCATCGAACCTGATACCGACATCGGCTTCAGAAAGCTCTAGGGTGATGTAGACAACATTCAGGTTTTGCCGCAGGCAGTTGGCAGCTAGATTGACCAAAAGCATGCTCTTGCCGGCACCCGATGGCGCCATTACAACACCGATTTGGCCAACACCCAATCCACCGTTCAAGACTTCTTGATCGTCAAGAAGCTCATAGCCTGTTGAAATCGTCCGGCGCTTCTTTTGCTCGTGGCGCTTGAACATCTCTGTGTTGTAGTCGTGTCCAAGATCGGCAGATTCGCCAAGATGGATGGCAGCCTGCATCTTCTCGACGATCTTCTCTGCATCGAAGTCTTCCTCATCGAGGTTCTCTGCCATGCCCAAGATCGCATGACCAAGAGCGTTTCGCTTGCAGAATTTGTATGCGTTGTCCTTGATGATCTGAACATCGGCGCCGAGAGGCTCTGTCTTGACCTTACGTAGGAAGGAGACGATTTGCTTTGTCAGCGCCTTCTCGCCATCCTGCATCTTCTCCTTCATCAACATGATGTACGTGTCGATGGATGGGAAGACTTGGAACTCCTCGTAATAGTCGTAGTAGAGCCGAACGATGATGGAGAGGTGCGCTTCTGTGAAAAAGCTCTCATCCATGATCTCTGTCATCGACTCAGCCCAGTCGTGGTCTTCAAACATGGCCTGAACGACCTTGACTTGATAGCCCTTTCCCTTGGTGCTGAAATCGCTGTTCAGATTCGTCACTCTACTTCCTCGAAGATCACATTGAACCGTTGTCCAAGTTTGGCGATGTCAACCTTCAGAAGGTTTCGACCATCGTCTGTTCGTGTGTTCTCGATCACTAGGCCGCCACCAGTTCTGCTTTGGTCAACGTACATGTCGATCACATCATCGATGCTGTGCCATACATAGCACTCTTCTGTTGGTTCTTCAATGTCTCCAACCAAACATAGTCTTCCAGCATCCATGAGTACGAAGCCCTTATTTGCCTCGACAAGACGTCTGGTGTCAAGCTGAAAAACTCCAATCTGAAATCGTACTGCAATCATTCGCTGTCACCGAACAATCTGTTTGTTCTGCTGCGGACAAGAAGTCCGTTCATCTCTCTGAATAGGATGTCGGTTCTGATGGCATTTGCAACACCATCCTTGCCCATGCGTCGAAGTAGCTCAAGTCTGTTGACCGTGTACGCATCTTCATCCTCATCTTCGAGAAGCGTGTCAATTCTGGCGGTCATCTCACCAGTCAGATGTACGGAAGCCAAGTTCATGAGCCTGAAATTGCGCTGGAGCGCATCCAGTTCGTCCAGCACCCTCTGGTGTACCTTGCCCTTCTTTTCGGCGTTACGGACGGCTTCTACGACGTCTGGGAGGCCGTGCTCCGTATCTTCTCGTAGTAGTGGCAGGTTCTTCTCGATCCACTTCGGACCAACGCCCTTGATCCCCGGAATGTTGTCAGACTTGTCTCCGAGGAATGCTCTGGCAAGAACCACGTTCTGTGGTGTGGACGAGAAATCGTCCATCACTCTTTCTGGAGTGACGAAGACCTTGGTCACAGGGTTGTAGACTTGGACCGTATCCGAGATCAGCTGCATGAAGTCCTTGTCGGTCGACACGATTAGCTTCTTCTTTTCTTCTGGCAATCGTGACACGATGTATGCAATGACATCATCGGCTTCACAATCACGAATGAAGAACTGCTTCACAGGGATGTGCTTCAGATAGTGCTTGGCCAACATGAGCATCTGACGAAGCTCATCATTCGGCTGCTCGTCAATGCCTTCGTCACGATTGAGTCGTCGTGGCCGCCTGCGCTCCTTGTAGTCCTTGTAGATGCTGCGGCGCCAACTTGAACCGCCTCCGCCTTCCCAGCACACGAAGACATGCGTGGGAGAGAACCTCTCAATGATGTTGATGAAGGTCTGGAGGAAGAGTGTGACGCCGCCGATCGTTTCGCCCACCTTTGACATACGAGGTGAGACAATGTAGCTGCGGATGAATAGGTTGTGTGCGTCGATTATAAGTGCTGGTAGCTTTTCGTGTTTCATGGTGTCTCTGTTGTGTTGATGCTTGAGACCTGCTGTGAAAGCTCTTCTGGTGATGTGATGAACTGCCGCTCGACGCCATCGTCTGCTCTGTCAATAAGCCTTCCGCCAATTTCATAGCCTGAACATCCGCTGCCCATGATCTGGCGTGCCAACATTCTGGCTGCCCATCTTCTCAACAACTTGCTTGGACTCATGTTCTTCACGTATTGCTTGGTCCTGTGTCTACGACTCTGGAACCATCCAGGTATTGTGTTGCTGATGATACCACGACACACACGATTGAACCAGCGAATTACGAGTGGTTTGTCATCTTCACCGTAAACGTAGTCGTAATAGAAGATTGCTCCAACTGGCATGCTCATCGGCTGAACACTGATGAGATTGTTTGCAAACATTGGAAACGGTCGACGCACGATTGGGAAGGCCATGGTAGAAAATCCACCAAGAGAGCCTGAGTGTTGATTGCTATTGGTCACATCCTGAATTTGTCGTAGTCCAACGACCGAACGCTGGAGATGTACATCGGTGTGTAGATCCTGTAGCTGTTGTATCTGCGTACGAAGCCTGCGATGAACTTCTGGTAGAAGGTCTTCGAGGACATGTGCGACGGATCACTTCTTCGCTTCTCCAGGATCTTCTGCAACGCTGGCATGCGCTCAACGTAGTCTCCTGTGCCAGAGTGGTAGTCTGGATTGACCACACGCAAGAGCATCTCTCGTTCTCGCTCTGGAAGTTTCTTCAGGTTGACGCCGTGCATCTTGCCTTGCCATCGTGGTGTTACAACCAGAACGATCGGGTTTCGATCGTGGGCTGTTGGGCTGCTGTATGTGAAGGTGATTAGGTCACCGGCCTTATACGTCGCCATCGTTGTCTCCGTGGAATATGCCCATGCGCAGAGACTTTGCTCTGTTGTCCACCTTGCCTTGAGCTTGGTTTTCGGATCGATATCGATGTCAAACACGGATATCCGGATCTTTGGTGGCTTTATGAACTTCTTGAAGATGCTTCGCCGAACACGGTTCCACCACCTCTTTGCTGGTGTTGTGGAATATTGTTCACCCCACACACGAGGACCAACACGAGGGTCAATGCGAGGATCTCCCAATGCCCTGAAAAGCTTGTCCAAGAATGTTTGCATTCCTTTCTTCATCGTATCAGCCTATCCAATACACTGAGGATTTTCAACTCAATTCTGTTTAGCATCGTTTGTGGTTGACGTTTTCTCTTGTCCCTAGATATGGAACACACCACTTGCAAAAGCCATCTCTGCACTGGCGGTAACTCATCCAACATGAACGTCGGAGTCACTTCCAGTGGTATGTATGGAGCGTACACATAACCTGCGCTGAGCCCAATGGGACCGCTGTTGGAGTTGTTACTCTTGTAGACCTTGTGATTGCTCATGTGCACAAACAACAAAGGAGAGGGCGAACCCTCTCTCTTGCCGCGCGTCTCGCCGAGGCTTGATCAGGAACTGAAGGTGACTGTCGTGCGGGTTGTCGGCGAGACAGTTGCTTCGGTCACTGTGCGTACGACCAGGAACTCTTCCTGCTCGTCAACGTCGATGTTGCGCAGGTACTGTTGCACCTCTCGCATGTTGCTGAAAGGCTTGGTGTCGACCAGTGTGAATGTGTTGTCGTCTACTCCCTCGACTTGACGAGCGAGTCTGAGGGTTCCGATGTTTCTTTGCTTGCGTGTTGTCATGATCTTGTGTGCTCCATGTAGTATTTGTTAGATCAGTTTGTTGTGTTTGGCTCACTGGCTTTCGAGATTGTCAGCCATCTCTTCCATGTCGGAGAGAATAGATTGAACCTCGAAGGCTGATGATGTGTCAATTTCAGAGTCGGCGAACTTGTACTTCTTGACGAAAGCCAGATCCATACATTGTTCGATGACACCAGACCAATCTTCGTCTCCGAAGAACTTCTCCGGTGCGCTGCCCTTCTGGAACTTGACGGTCTTGATCACTTCACCATCTGCCTTTCCGGCTGGATTAGCCTCTGGATCGTAGAGAACGGCGGTATTCCATGCGCCAGTGCTGAGATTGAACATGTACTTGTCGCCATCGTAGTCGACAAGCTCTGGGTCCATACGGCCCATCATTCGCAGAAGAGTCTCGTGCTCGTGTGGTCCCTTGGTGTAATCGATAGTGAAGGTCCATTCACGCTGTGGCGGACCACAACGGTTCTTCACAATCTTGGCTCGGCAGTCAACAGAGACGCCTTCCTTCTTCTCTCCGGCACCAACGGATTCGAAGTTCTTCTTGTTCACCTTGACGATAACCGAAGAGTGATACGGAATTGCCTTGCCGCCCGGCTGAATCGAGTTGTCTCCGTACGTGACCCTGAGATCCATACGAAGCTGGTTGATCAGCACAAGCGCAATGCGTTGGTTCGCAATCTTCTGGGTGATCTTGCGAAGACCCTTTGAGATAGCTCGTGCTCTGACGCCCATCTGGGCCTTGTCGTAGGCTTCCGCATCCTCTTCCTTCGATGGAGTTGCGGCAATCGAATCCCAGATGATCATGATCTGCTTCTTCTTGCCGTAGTTCACACGAATATGCTCGATGATCGTTTCCATCATCTCGAAGATCTTCTCGATGTAGAGATTACCAGCGACAAGCATCGTGCTCTTGCGGTCGAGCCCCAGAGCCTCTGAGAATTCAGCAGACAGCGCAGATTCGACATCGAAGTAGACAACGACGCCTCCGCCTTTCTGGCACTCTGCTGCTAGCTTGGTGGCCAACAGCGTCTTGCCAGCACCTTCTTCGCCAACGATGTTGGTGATTCGGCCGACAGGGATGCCACCATTCGAGCGATTGCTGATGATGTAGTCCAGGCCTTTGAGGCCTGTGGAAATCCACTCAACGATGTTCGACGGATTGTCTTCATCATCGAAAGTGAACGCTACCTTTTCCTTCGCTTCCTTGTTGAGAGACGTGATCATGTCAACGACGAGTTCATCAACTTGGTCGGTTCTCTTTGTGGTTGTTTTCTTGCGTGTTGCCATTTTGTTTGGATGTGGTGTTTGAGAAGTCGCAGGTTGGGCGTCCCTCTGCTACGAAGGTGATCCCTGTATTGGAGGGACGCCCATGAAGATGGCCAGCTTAGGCCGGTGGCTCAGCCCATCAGAGTATCGAACTCGTCTGTAACACTGGTGCCATCTTCGACCACAGCTTCGTCAAGCTCCTTTTCACGGGAAGAAGTCGTATCGCCACCACCACGGGACGAACCTTCCTCTCCACCGGTCTCAAGCAGCTTCTCTCGAAGCGTGGCAACAATCTTCTCAAGCTCCTCATCACTCTTCACAGGGAAGACTTCCTGGATCGTCTGCATGGAGTCCAGGAGAGTGCTGATAGCTTCGGTGTCCGCCGACTTGCCACGACCCTTCGTGAGGATCGGACCCTGCCACTTGCGAATTGGCGAGATGTCAGTGTCGTAGACGGTCTTGCCGTTGTACTTCTTACCTTGCTCGTTGTGCTTGGTGACAACCTGGAAGTCGAAACCTGTCTTGCGATCAAACAGATCTTCGTCGGACCAGTCAACGTTGTCGATGACAAGAGCCTCGATCTTCATGTACTGCGAGTAGGACAGTCTCCACCACTGAACTCCGTCGTCTTCCTCATCACGGACGAGGACAGGGACATAGAAGTTGTTGTTCGGACGGTACTCCTTGTACAGATCGAAGTTTGCTCGGCGCATATCGCCAAGGAACTCTTGAAGCGGGTTCTCTTCACCGTACGTTGCGAACGGCTCGACGAGATTGAACTCACCCACGATACGACCTAGATCATAGCATGTGTGGATTTCCTGGAATGGAAACTCGTCTTCCTCGTGGACATACGGAAGAATACGTACACGGCTAGTGCACTTCGAGCCATCCTCGTTTCTCTCAGGCCTGAAGAACCTTCCTCGGTTGCTTCGTGCTGCCTGTCGCTCCTGGCGTTCCTTACGACGCCGTTCCATTACCTCTTTTACGTTTGCCATTGTGTTGTTTGCTCTCTTCGTTCTTTGTTGCGTCTGTTTCCGCTTTGCTTGCGATTTGTTGTGCTGTTCTTATTGGTGTTGTAGCTGTTGTGTTCGCTTTTGTTGTGTGCTTTGCGGATGTCGTGTTATGTTGTACAGTGAGCAAACAAGGGAGTCAAGCACTTTTTGTGGACCCGATGTCGAAACATCGTAATTGGGCTCAACTCCAGTGTTTGCTCTGCACACATTTACATAGGCCACAGACTTCCAAAACAACCGAAAATCGACAAGTTGAATGGAAGAAATTTTGCCTTTGAAATCACCATCTTATGCACGGCCCAACACTTCCGGAATTGACTGTTGCGCATGTTGTGGTACTGCCAGGGAATGGGTCCGGTGTAATGTGCTCAGTACATGTGATATCAACGCCAAATGTGCCCGAACAATGCTCTTGTGTCCACATTGGCTCTGTTGGCCAGTGTGACGGAATGACGTAGGGCTGAAGAGGCTGAGTGCCTGTATCTTCATTGTACTGAGCGCGCACTGATTCTGTGACGACAGCCCAATCCTCATTCCCATCTGCGTCAACAACCTTCTCCAGGTATCGAATGAAGACCAGCATGGGAGTCTTATCGCCACATCGATTTTCGTTACCCGATGTCGAACACTGCAAGCTGCTCTGCCGAGAGGCGAGTCCTGTAGCGTCGGACAAGCTTCATGGCCAGGGCAACCTGCTGGTCACTCAGAGGCTCTTCAAGCTCGGCAAGCCGAGAGCCGATGGTTCCATCACGCTGACTGAATCCACGGTCTCCAAGGCTCACCAGATGCTGCATGGCGGCCTTCGCTGCTTCACGCTGGGCATCCGAGGTGGCTTCGTAGTGAAGCTCTTCCTGCGGCTTCTCAACGAACGTGTCTTCCTTCGTGACTTCGACAAGCTCGGGAAGAACCGGAGCCTCGTGCTCGTCATCGAGCATGGCATCGAAGACAGCCTGCTTATCGATGATCATCTTGACGAAGTGCTCGTCGAGGGAACCGGCCAACACAAGGTGCTGAACCAGGACGCTGTTCTTCTGGCCGATTCGGTGAGCACGGTCTTCGCCCTGAGTCAAGTTCGCCGGAACCCAGTCCAGTTCGACGAAGACGACATGCGAGG